CCACAGTCGCTGGAACAGGCGGGCAAGGCACTCGGCCTAAAAATTCAGAAGGACGTCGAGGGCCACCGCTTGATGCTGAAAATGTGCCGTCCCAAGACGCACGACCCGGTCACATGGCACGAAACGCCAGAGCAGCTTGCGCGCCTGTCTGAATACTGCGCGCAGGACGTGCTGGCAGAGTGCGCGATCGACGCTGCGGTGCCACAGCTTTCCCCTTCGGAGAAGCGCCTGTGGGTGCTCGACCAGAAGATCAACGCGCGTGGCGTGCAGCTTGACATGCCAATGGTCGACAAGGCCCTGGCCGTGGCAGAGCGCGCGGCGCTCGCAGCGTCAGAGCAGATTTACGGCCTGACAGGCCGCGCGGTGCAGCGCACGACCGAAACAGCCAAGATCGTCAAGTGGCTGAACGCCAGAGGTATCCCGGCAGAGAGCATCGCCAAGGGCGAGCAGGACGAACTGCTGATCCGCGCCGACTTGTTCGACGATCCCGTAGCGCGCCAGGTTATCGAACTGCGCAGGGCCAGCGCCAAGTCCTCTGTGGCCAAGTACCGGGCGATGCAGCGGTCAGTCTGCAAAGACGGCAGGGTGCGCGGCACGCTGAACTTTCACGGTGCCAGCACGGGCCGGTGGGCGGGTCGCCTGATCCAGCCGCAGAACCTTCCCCGCATCGGAGACGCCGGGCCAGACGTCGAGGACCTGCACGCGATCTTGGCCGCCTACGACGCGGACGAAGCGTTCGCGGTGTGCCAGTTGAACTTCGAGAACCCCCTCGACATTCTCTCCAAGGCGCTGCGGTCAATGCTGATCGCCAAGCCGGGCCACGAACTGATCGGCGGTGACTACTCGAACATCGAAGGCCGGGTGAACGCATGGTTGGCGGGCGAAGACTGGAAGGTCGAGGCGTTTGCCGACTTTGACGCAGGGATCGGCGTCGACCTCTACGTGCTGGCCTATGCCAAGGCGTTCGGCGTCGACACCGACGACGTAACTAAGTCCTTGAGACAACAAGGGAAAGTTATGGAACTTAGTATGGGGTATCAGGGCGGCGTGCGCGCATTCCAAAAGATGGCCGCCGGCTACGGCATGGTGGTCAGCGACGAGCGCGCAGACGAGTTGAAGGTGGCTTGGCGCGAGACGCATCCGGCGATCGTGAAAAGCTGGTACGCGCTGCAAGACGCTGCTATCCATGCCGTGCGCAACCCCGGCATGAAGGTGCCCTGCCTCGACGGCAAGATCGTGTACCGCGTCGTCAACAACATTCTGTGGTGCAGACTGCCAAGCGGCCGGCCTCTCGCCTACGTGGCGCCACATATCGAGCAGGGCCAGTGCCGCGAGTGTCACGGCCTCGGGCTGATCGACGAGGAAGAGTGCGCTGCGTGCTGGGGTCGGGGCGAGGTCAAGGCGCGGGTCTGCTTCTACGGGCAGAACTCGACGACGAAGAAGTGGCAGAAGAACAGCCTCTACGGCGGCTTGCAGTGCGAGAACGTCGTCCAGGCCATCGCCCGCGACATTCTGGCCGAAGGCATGTTCAGGTTGGAGGATGCGGGATATCCGCTGGTGCTGACCGTTCACGACGAAAACATCTGCGAAGTGCCCGAAGGCTTCGGAAGCCCCGAGGAACTGGCAGAACTTATGTCAATCGTACCGACATGGGCGCAAGGTCTGCCTGTGGCGGTGCAGGCTTGGCGTTCGACGAGGTACACCAAATGATCCAGAAACCCCGACCCCGCGCACACCAGCGCCTCTACGACCTGCTCGACGCCGAAGGCCACGCGCATGTCTTCGACATCTACGAAGCCGTGCGCGGCAGGCAATACTTTGGCGGGGACGCGACGAAATGTATGAGGAACATCGGGGCGCTGGTGGCGCAGTTCAACAAGCGCAGCAGCGACTGCATGGTGGTGCCGGGGCCAGAGGTCTTCACGTACCGGCTGCACAGGGGATGATGGTCGATCACGCCTTGGCCGCGGCGCGTCGTGGCTTCCGGGTGTTCCCGTGCCAACCGCTGACCAAGGACCCCATGCGGGGTTTCCGCTGGAAGCGAGACGCAACGCAGGACGAGGCGGCGATCCGCGCGCTGTGGGCGGAGACGCCAGACGCAAACATCGGTGCCGTTGCGGACGGCATGATTATCGTTGACGAGGACAACAAGAACAACAAGCCCGGCGCGCTTGAGTTCGAGTTGCTGGACATCAACGACGCGACCTACACGGTCGCAACGCCGAACGACGGCCTCCACCACTACTACGCCCACGCAGGGCTGGTCAGTCAGCGCGCCATCGGCCAAGGGCTTGACGTGCGCGCCAGTGGCAAGGGTTATGTCATAGCGCCCGGCTCAAAGCTGCCGAGCGGTGAATACATAATCGCCAAGGACCTGCCGCTGCTGCCCGCCCCGCCTGAACTGGTGGCGATATGCGGCCAGCCGCGCGACCCGGCCAAAGACCCGCGCGTTGCCGTGGCCGAACTGGACACCGAGGCGAACGTCCAGCGGGTGATCGAGTACCTGCTTCACTTCGCGCCGCCAGCGGTCGAAGGTGAGCGCGGAGACGACCAGACGTACCTCGTCGCGTGTCGTGCGAAAGACCTTGGCGTCAGCGAACCCATAGCCCTCGACCTCATGCTTGAGCACTACAACGATCGGTGCTCACCGCCCTGGGAATACGAGGAATTGGAGTTAAAGGTAGCCTCGGCGTATACTCACGGGCAGAATCCGCCGGGGTCAGACACCCCCGAATTTCACTTCGCCGGGGTCGAGATACCCGAGCCTGAATACCGCCCGCGCCAGCGCCGCAAGGCGATCCGCGCTGGCGACGACATCGACTTCGATCAAGAGTGGCTGCTGTTCGAGCGCCTGCCGCAGGTCGGGACGGCGATGGTCGTTGCGCCATCGGGCGCAGGCAAGACCTTCCTCGCCTATGAACTGGCGCGTTGCCTGGCCACAGGCGACAAGTTCTTCGGCACCGAACCAGACGACAAGTGCGGCGCGGTGATCCTTGCGGGCGAAGGGCTGGCCGGCGTTCCGGCGCGCATGAAGACTCTCGGCAAGTTGCCAATCTCTACTATCCCGGTTGGCCAGTTGGGCGACAAAGCCAACGTCAAGGCGCTGGTGGCGGACATTGAAGCCGAGCGGGACTGGATGAAAGAGAAGCACGGCGCGCGGGTCGGGCTGATCGTGATCGACACGCTGACCGCTGTCGGGCTGTTGCAGGACGAGAACAACAACAGTGAGTGCGGCGCGGCGGTCAAGGCGCTGGAAGCCTTGGCGCTGCGGTTCAACTGCATGGTGCTGGTCAACCACCACCCGCCCAAGAACGGAACCGGGGCGCGTGGCGGCGGTGCGCTGCACGCGGGCTTCGACGTGGTGCTCGAAGTGGCTCACGAGAAGGGCAACGAGATTCGCTACCTCGAATGCACCAAGGCGCGAGAAGGTCGTACAGGGGCTTGGGGCAGCTTCACCCTGATCTCGATCACTGTCGGCTTCGACCGGCGCGGCAGGGCGCGGACTACCTGCGAAGTGTCGATGGGGTCCGAGCCACGCATCATCGCCGGCAAAGTTCCGCCCAAGTTCGACGCCTTTGAGTCAGCGATCGAGACAGCGCGGGTCAACGACGACGTTCCCAAAGGCCAGCCAGTGAAGCGCGCTTCGGTACAGACAGCCTTTGGCGAACTGGCGCATATCTCTGATCGGGGCAACAGGTCCAAGGCGTTCAACAAGTGCATGGACTTCGCCGCTGCGGCGGGCCGGGTGCGCGTGATCCGGGGCGCCAATGACGAACAGTTTATCAACGACGTGAAGGAGGAATAAAATGAGTGTCAAGACAGGAGTTATCGTAGCGGCAAAGCTGTTGGCTCTTTTTGTGGGTTACGACGTGCCACCCACGACGCACCCGTCAGACTTTTGCGCTGGCGTTAGGTTTGCCGCCTACGCCTTTCATCCTATCGAAAAAGAGTTTGACGACGCCCCTATAGAGATGCGCGACAAAACAGGAAAGGTGGTTATGCGGTGCGATGCTGACGGGTCATATTATCCTCAGCAGCCTTCTGACCCTCGGGCGTGGCTCCAAAAGCCGGAATATCAATTTGAACCTTTCGCAGTCCCATCAGGAAAATATTTCCGCAGCGACAGGGTCGGGGCCGCGATGGTCGTCGCGCCATCAGGGGCGGGCAGTTTATCAACGACGAAGTGAAGGAGGAATGAAATGCCCCAAGTACCTGACTGCTTTGGGTCCGACCCCGGTCCCCAGGCTCAAGCGGAAAACTGTTGCCACGATTGCGCGTACGGCGAGGCGTGCCAGGTCGTTTCGGCTCAAAAGTGGCCAGCCATTGAAACACAGGCAGGGGTCGACGCCACAATCGAGAACCGCGAGGGAAAGTACGGCGACTTTGCCGAGTGCGCCCGGCTATCAGACACGTTTCTCGGCATCGCCAACGGCAACACCCCGGCCGGGAGGTTCAACACAAGTTGGGAGCGGATGAAGCCTTTCCAGCGCGAGGCGCTGCGCAACATATTCTTGAAGGTGTCGCGCATCCTCAACGGGAACCCCGACTATGTCGACAACTGGCACGATATAGGTGGGTACTCGAAACTGGTCGAAGACCGCCTAACCAAATAACTCCGCAGCGACAGGGTCGGGCCGGTTCATCTCTTCGAGAAGCTGGCCGATCCTGTCGTTGTTTTTCCGCCGCAGCGCGCCGTCGTTGACCCGTGTCGTGGCCGTCAGCACTGACGACATGATTGCCGTCTTGGTGGACAGCAGCTTAGGGAAGTTCTTGTCCATCGGGTCGAGGCCCATCTCCAAGACTTGCTTGGCATGGGCCAGTGCCAGACCGAGCAGCAGGTCAAACGCTTCGGGCTTTTCGCCGGCTAGAATTGCAAGCCCGTCGCGTAGCCCAGGGATTGAATCGTCGGGAGTTGCTTCTTGAGCCGCTGGCCGATGTCTGGCCGCCAGAACGGGCTGTTCGGCACTTCCAACCCCTCGATCACTCGATAGGCCCTTCCGCGCGCTTCGCGCACTGTTTGCCCTAGCCCGCTCGCCACCAGCAGATAGTCTCCGGCTGTCACCAGACATGGCAGTTCCACCACCTTCCCGTTCACGTCGTGCGGCGCCTTGCCCTGTTGCAGTTCGCAGGGGTGCAGGTGCTTTTTCATCGACGGCTTTATCCCGTAGATCGGGATTCCCATGCAGTCCTTGCGTGTGTTCTGGCTGTAGGGGAAGTCCGGCATCGCCATCACCACCCCCACCGCCAAGGTGTCGAGCACGAAGGGCTTCGCGTCGCGCCCTTCCGATAGATCGAGCAACCACTCTGCCGGGTCCTTTCCTTCCGCCAGCATCCCCATCTGGATGTTGAACGTCGGCCAGCCGGGCCGCATGGTGAACTCCAACGGCCACGGCGTACCATCTTCGTCGATGATGCAGTTGACGTCAACGTAGCCGACGTAGTCTGCGCGGTGCAGGTCTTCCTCGAACGGCGCCAAGACCTTGTCTGCCAGCTTCGACTTGCGCACGGCGCGGATCACGGTGCCCATCTCGCCTGTGGCAGGGCCGGTGTCGCCAGCCATCAGCTTCTTCTCTTCCCAATTCTCATGCCAGCCGGTGATGAACCCTCCGGGGCCAAACCAGCCTCCCACGGCCATCTCGACGCCCTTGACCCGCTCTTGCAGGATGAAGGCGTCTTTGTGGCGGCTCTGCTTCTTCCAACGTTCGAGCATGAACACCAGGTCAGCCGGGGACTTCCCGACATACGACAGGCTCTTGTCCTCCTCATCGCCACAGGGCTTGCAGACGAAGGCGCGACCTTCGCGCTTCACATAGGCGATCGCCGAATCGTAGTCGGAGAACTGCTTGAACTCTGGCACGGGCAGCTTGCGCTTCTTCATCAGGTTCTGGCCAAGCTGGCGGTCAGTCTCCCACGCAGCCGTCTCTGGCGACGCGGCCACGATCGGTATGCCCAGCTTGCGGTAGGGTTCTAGGTCTTGGAGGTAGCGCACGTTGTCGGGCAGCATGATAAGGTCAGCCCACCGCGCCCATTCACGCCAGTCACTGACCTGCGCACTCTGGCCGGTGAGCAGCCCCTTGCCGATGTTCAGGGTCATGCGCGACGGGCGCACGAACCATTTGACCGTGTGACCCGCATCCTGACAACGCAGCGCGAAGTCCGTCATCAGGCCAGCGTTGTCTATGAGCAAAACCCTCATGGTTCGCGGTCTTTCTTGCGGTTCCACGCATCAGTCTGGATGCCTGTCATCATCTCGCTATACCCTTCGGGGTCCGTCTCTCTGCGACCAGAGGCGGAGACGCCTGCGTAGGGCGCCCACCACGGGAGGTTGGACGCGGGGTTGGGCGCGCGGCCTGATGACCCGATCGGCATAAAGGGCTGCACCGCCGCGCCCGCCAGTGCCTTGGCGCGTTCGCGCTTGCCTACGTCTGCGTACTGGCCGGGCGCCACCGGGTCGTTCTTGTAGTCTTGGTTTTGCAGTATCCGCAGGACGGCGACGGGTACGGGGTTCCCGCTCCCGAAAGCTATGTCTTCGGGGTTCTTCCCCTCGATAACGTCTTCCAACTGGTTCGTGGGCGACAGCACCCTTGCTCGTTCGGGCGTTCCGTCCGCGTTCTGGCCGCCGGTCCTCCCCCGGTAGAAGTCCATGCCCTTGGGCGGTTCGCCGGTCATCATGTAGGTCATCAGCCCGTTGACCATCATCTGCCCCGCCATAACCCCTATCGCAGTCTGCAAATCGCTTTTGACACCTTGCCCGTGGACCACCGACCTCACCGACCCGGCAACATCCTTAGTCGAATCAAGATATAGCCGGATGTTTCCCTGTGCCCACGACGGCGACAGCAACAGCATCCGGGAAACCTCGTTATAGTACGGGTTCCAGAAGTTGTTGTCGTGGATCACTTCGCCATACACGTTGTCGACTTGGCGTACGATCTGCCGCGACGCGGCCAGCTTTTCGGCGGGCGACGCGGCGGGGTTCAGTTTGAGCCAGTCGTTGATCTTTTGCTCTGTCAGCCCCGCCTTGAGCGCGGGAACTTGATACTTGAATGTGAAGTGATTAGCCGCGTCCATTGCCGCGCCAGCCGTGCGCGCCACGCCCCGAGCGTTGGCCCACGCCCTTCCGCCTCGCTCGTTGCCGATCTTGCGAAAGTTTTCTGCGGTGTCCCGGAGCAAAGACCCACGCCGCAACGACTGGTAGGTGTTCGGCCTGCCCACAGCGTTTTCGTAACTGGCGGGGGCTTTGACGCGCATCCCCGCGTCCACGGCCAGCTTGCCCGCTTCTGTCTTCGGCTTCCCTTCGAGCAGTTCTTTTTGCAACGCCGCGCCCCTACGAACGATACCGATGGGAGCGTAAGGCGACGCGGCCGCTTGCAGCGTGCCGCGCCCGACCTTGCTTGCACCTTCGCGCACGTTACCCTTGGCGATGTCGCCGACGCCAACGAGCGCCTTGTTCAGGCCGCCTGCCGCCTGCTCGCCCATTGCTGAGACGGACGTCTGTACGGTGTGGGCTACGCCGCCCAAACCCAAGGTGCCTTTGCGCGCCAGATTCGTCGCGCCGCTGGCGATTTTGCCGACAGGGTTTCGCTTGAAAGCCGACGAGGCGATCCGGTTGTTGTG